GACTGTGGAGAAAGTCCAGTTGCAATTGGGAGAACAAAATGATAGAAGAATTAGTTAAAGAGCTTAAAAAGAGAAATTATGAAAAAAAGCAAAATAGGGATGAATTGATTAACGCTCTTAATCGTGCTATTGTAAATAATAGTAAAAGATGATAAAATAAAATTGCCTCCATGTTTTCGTTTGATGGGATGGTGTTTACTGCATTAGAAACGGAGAGAAGATTGCATATAAAGATCTCGTTAAAAAAGTAGAGGATATATCGGCTTAATCGCTTGATATATTCTCGCTTTTGAGCGATGTATATATGTAACTTTGGAGGTGTTGATAATGGAAAACAAAAGAGCTGAACTTTACAAGATCTGCGATGAAACAAACACATCGAGAAGTGGCATGGATTACTTGGTCGATTATTACATCAAATCGTTAGGCTGGTCCGAAGAGGAAGCAGTCAAATATGCCATTGAGCTTTTTAAGAACGGAACCATCCGAGAAATCAAACTAATCGGTAAGGATGGTAAGGAACTATGACAAAAGAAGAACTTTTAAAAAAGTATCCAATCGGCAGTCGAGTAAGACTTCTAAAGATGGATGATGTTCAAGCACCACCTATTGGTACGCTTGGTACTGTTAAAGGTGTCGATGATATAATAGATAAAATTGGATCAAGGTGGGAACTTATATGATTGCAATAATTCAAAAGGACAAAAAATCAAAATTAGAAGGAACTCTTGGATTAGCGCTTCAATTAGAATCTAAAGAAAGAGTTAAATTTGATTTAGGAAGAGAGAAAAAAACACTAGAAGAAGTAATTCCAAATCTTCCTGAAAAAAAGCAAAATTTTAAGTTGGTGTCTACTCGTGGTGGCTTTTCATCAATTAGTTTAATATCATATATTGCGAATAAAGAAATTGTTAAAGAATTATGGGTTACAACATTCAGAGTTGGGAATCGACAATTTGAAGAATTAAAAAATCTTTATAATAGCGGAAGAATAAAACAAATTCATTTAATAACATCTTCATCGCAAGAAAGCATAGATTCTAAAGCCGAGTATAAGGGTGAAAAATATAATTATTTGGATTATATAAAACAAATTCAAGCGGATACAAATTGGAAAGTAACAACATCAAGAAATCACAGCAAGATAATTTTATTAAAAACCGAAAATAATAATTATACGATAGAGACATCATCAAATCTAAATGAGAATCTACAAATGGAACAATTCAATTTTGAGAATGACTATGAGTTATTAAATTGGTATAAACAAATCTTTCAAGACATAGAAAAAGTAGGTGATAATTGTGTTCGAGAAAGGGAATAAAGTCGGAAAACAATTCGATATTATCGAAAATTTAAAAGGAACTGACAAAGAACAGGCAATTGCAAATAGAAGAAAAGGCGGTAAGAAAAGTCAACAAGTTCAAGCGGAAAGAAGAAGCTTTCAAGCGGATACAGAAGCAATGTTAAAATGGGCGATAAGAACGGAAAAGGTAATAACTGTTGATAGCGTAATGAGTATGGCAGACGCTAAGGGCAAAAACATAACAGTTCAAGCAGCGATGATATTAGTTCAAATCCAACAAGCGTTAAGAGGAAATACAAAGTCTTTCGAAATAATAAGAGATACAGTGGGTGAAAAGCCGAAAGAACAAATAATGATAGAAAATAGGAATAGTCAGTTAGATAATATCAAAGAACAATTGGATGATGTAGTAATAGAAGGCGTTGATGATGTTAGTTCTAGCGAATAAGCAAAGGCAAACATTAGGACTATCATTAAGAAAAGAAACATCCTTAATTGCATTAGAAGGAACAATTCGTTCATCAAAGACAGTTGAAGCTATAGAGTGCTTTGGATTTAGATGTTTAATGTACAAAGGAAAATTATCTGTTATTGCAGGAAAAGATACAGATACTATAATGAACAACATTCTATATTCAAATGGTTATGGATTACTAGAACAATTCGATGGTAGCTTCGGATTAAAGAAAGACAAGATAGGAAGTTACTATGTTTCGTATCAGAATAAATACGGTGAAGAATGTAAAATACTATTATGCGGATATGACAATTCAGCAAGTTGGAAAAAGATAGTTGGATTAACAATAACTAATTTTCTAGTAGATGAAGTCAACTTAGCAAATAAACAATTCATCGATGAAGCATTCAGTAGACAGACGAGTGTCGACTACCCTTTTAATATATGGACATTAAATGGTGACAATCCTGATCATTATATTTATCAAGAATATATAAACAGATGTAAAGCACTATTAGATGTTCCAAAGATTATTCTAGACCAAATGAATGCAACGGAGAACAAGAAGGGCTGGTATTATTATCATTACAACTTTCACGATAATCCTGAAATGAATGAAGAAAAAATAGCAAGAGCAATGGAATTGTATCCTATCAATTCTTACTATTACAAGATTAAAATACTTGGCATACGCGGAAAAGCGGAAGGAACAATCTTCGCTGATACATTAGATAATTCCTTTATATCGTTAAATAGTGGATATAGAAAAGATGACAATGGTAACTTAGTAGAAGGCTCCAACGGTTTAATTTCTGATATAATTCGCTATTCAATCGGAATAGACTTAGGAAATAACGAAATAAAGCATGGAACAGTAATTACAATATCGGGCATTACAAGAGGGTTCAGAGAAGTTGTTGTGCTAGATGTAAAAGAATGCGAGTCAACAGAAGTAAATGCGTTAATAGAAGAGATGGCTGAATTCATTATGTTGTTTTATGATAATTTAGTAATCAAGAATCAACTCGATGGAATATGGGTTGATGGTTATGGTGCAATAGAGATGATTATGTCAACTCTAAGAAATAAATTGAGAAGCAAGGGTTATATGGGAATTTGTGCATTAGTTAACAAGTTTGGCAAAGACAACGGAAGAAAAGCAAGGTTAGACACTTTAATGCTCTTGATAGGAGCTAGAAGAATAACGTTCCGTCCAAAAGCAAAATTTGTTGTTATGCAGCTTTCTAAACTTGTATATGATAAAGATGGATTGCCATTAGATGAGAATCAATTGGAAATGGATTATTACGATAGTTTAGGTTACTCTTTGTCAACAAGTATGCTAGAATTAAATAAATACTTTATGTGAGGTAAAAAATGATAATAGAAACACAAATTAAAAATCAGATGTTAATAGATTCCATGCGCGGAATAAAGTACGATGATTTAGATCCAAAATTAAAGAAGAAAATATTGAGAATGAACAGTCCAATAAATGAACGTAAAGAATTAGAGACATACGTATGGTACAAAGCGGACCCTGATTCACTTCAATATTTTTATCAGTATACATTGAAAAATTACTTCATATATGATAATAAGGATTTAGCAATAAGAAGAGTATTTAAAGATTATTTTTGGACTGCGAACAATGAAAAAGTTAAAAAAACACATTCAGGAATAGGCCGTATAATATGCGATACAATTGCGAATTGCGTATCATGTCCTACAACTATTGCAGTAAATGATAATCCTTCATTTACACAACAATTAGAAGAAATAAACGATCAAAACGATTTTAAGAGTTTTCTATCTTCACAAATAAGTGAAATGGTGGGTCTTGGAAATGCTGCGATATTTGTTGATATTGTAGATGGACAAGATTATCCAGTTTATAATCTTGTAAGTGGTTTATATGTTGACTTTGAATTTTTAGGAAACACAGTTAAATCAATCTCTAAAAGACAATTCTATCAAAAAGGAACACAACTATATGAACTAATTGAAACACGTTCTACAACTAAAATAGAAACTAATGGAAAATCGAAAACGTGTGCAACAATAGAATACAGGCTTTTTAAAGTTCAAGGCGATAGATTAAAAGAAGTCGATTTAATGGAAATTGAAGATACTGCAAAACTCGTGACTGGTCCTAGACCTAAAGGACAGAAGTGGTTCGGGTTAATCTTTGAAAATATTCCATTTATATTAGCCGTTCCTTGCATATGGAATAAATCCAGTGATAAAGATAGAGGTGAAAGCATCTTCGCGAACTCAATCGGTTTAATGGACGACTTCGATCAAAACATTTCACAAGAGTCAACAATAATGAGAGCATCAACACCAGTTGAAAATATCGATACACGTTCTCTTGAATATGATAAAGAAGGACACATAATTCCACCTGATGTCTTTGGCAAACATTATGCATTCTATCAATCAAATGAAAATGCTGGAGAAAATATTCAACCACCAACAACAAGTTTCTTTGAAGCGAATTTTCAAAACTTAAGTAGTGAATCACTTGAAACAATGATGAGAATATTAAGCGGAAAGATTAGCCCTGCAACTTTAGGCTATTCGGTAGCAAAGAATGAAAGTGATTTATCGCAAAGAGAAAAAGAAAAAGTTACAATGAAAACAGTCGGCAAAGTTATCGATATAGAAGAGAAGATTCTTAAGAAGTTATTCAACATCGCATTAGCACTAAAACAATTAATGCAAGATGAAAATGCTTCTTATGACAAGCAAACTTTTACAATTAACTTTCCTGCATATGCATCTGAATCATTTGAAAGCAAGGCAACAACACTCGCTCCATTATTTGCAGCAGGTATGATTAGTCCTGAGAAAGTAGTTGAAGAACTTTGGGGCGATAGTCTTTCGAATGATGATAGAAAGAAAGAAATTGAGTATATTAAAAGTAAGCAAACTTCAACAATAGATAACTTTGAAGATTTTAGTGAAAGAAATGTATACTAGTGATAGTTTTAAAATTGCGGAAAGAAACATCTCTGATGAACTAGAAAACATCGCAGATGATTTAGCATTGGCATCAACATTATTTCTACTTAAAGGTGTAAAAGGTAATGATTTGTATCGATGGTATGGACTTCAAATCTCAGCAAGTTTATTATTTACAAGAGAAC